GAGACGATGCGCCTTGTTCGCGACTCTATGCAGATAAAGCTGATGGGTGAGCTTGGATCTAGGGGGCCTGGGTTATTGCCGCAGGACTACATAATTGACACGAGGGCGAAGTCAGGTATTCTAGATGCGTATGACACTGTGACGGTGAAGCACGCGCTGGGGGGTCAGTCTGGAGTACAGTTCCAGAGTTATGACCAAGGGCGGGAGGCGTTCCAAGCGACTGCTAGGGATGTGATATGGGAGGACGAGGAGCCGCCATTAAATATACATGCGGAGAACTTGATACGGACGATGACAACGGGCGGGTTGGTGATGTTGACGTTCACGCCGCTGAAGGGTGTGAGTGAGACTGTGTTGTCGATGCAGGCGAAGGCGGAGACTGGTGCTGCTGTGATAGTGCAGGCGACATGGGATGATGCGCCGCATTTGAGTGAGAAGGATAAGGCTGAGTTGTTAGCGTCTTTGCCGCCGCATCAGAGGGAGGCGCGGAGTAAGGGTGTGCCTGCATTGGGGTCTGGTGCGGTGTATCAGGTGCCTGAGAGTGCGGTGGTGTGTGAGCCGTTTCAGATACCGAAGCATTACAGGCAGTTATATGGGTTTGATGTGGGGTGGAACAATACGGCTGCTGCTTGGGGAGCGTATGATATGGACAATGACATTATATATGTGACTGGGGAGTATAAGCGTGGTCAGTGTGAGCCTGCTTTACATGCTGCTGCGATAAAGGCTAGGGGTGACTGGATAGTGGGTGCTATTGATCCTGCGAGTAGGGGTAGGACGCAGACGGATGGGGCGCAGATAATTGAGTTGTACAAGGCGCAGGGGTTGAGGTTGCAGTTAGCTGATAATACGGTGGAGGCTGGGATATTTGAGTGTTACGAGCGGTTGACGACTGGTCGGTTGAGGATATTTGGGACGTGCAGGGAGTTGATGGCTGAGTATCGGTTATATCGGAGGGATGAGAAGGGGAAGGTGGTGAAGGTGAACGATCACTTGATGGATGCGATGCGGTATATGGTGCGTGGGATAGGGGTTCATGGTGTGCAGGGTGCATCGAGGCGGAGGGTGTCTGCGTATAGGGGGAGTGTTGGTCAGGAGAGTTGGTTAGACTTTTAGTGTTGCGTGGCTGGTGATGTTATGCAATAATGGATGCGCAAGTATTGGGGGTTAGATGAAGCGGTTGGTGGTTAGATGAGATTAGAAGATTTAAGATTGATGAGTATTGAGCAATTGCGTGCGGTGCATGACAATTTGGGTATTCCTTATCATCATAAGGCGAAGGAGGACAAGTTGATACAGTCGATATTGAGTGTTCAGACGCCTGTTGTTGATGTGCCACGTGCTGGTGCTGCGCCTAAGTTGGGTGAGGGTGTGCATACGGCGGTGCAGGAGTTGAAGCCAATTAAGCGTGTGGTGTCTGTGGAGTATCCGAGCGTTGATGACGTGATGGAGGCTATAGAGGCTTATGTGCAGCGTGGTGTTGAGGTTGTGCATTTGGATGATGATGGGTTCCATTTTAGGCGTGGTGGTCGTGAGGATAGTGGTACGTTGAAGCAGCCATTGCGTCGTATTGTTGAGTGTGCGGGTAGGTTGCTTGGATGAAGTCAAAAGTTGAGGTAGTTGCGCAATTTAAGAAGCACAAGCGGATGTCGCAGAGTGGGTTATCTGCGCAATATCGGAACAATAGGGAGTGTTGGTCGTTTTACAATGGCGACATGATGGACTATAGGGATCAGGTTCAGTTCCAGACTGGTGATGGTGTAAAGAAGCGTGCTACGGTAAAGTTTAATAAGATTAAGCCGTATGTGAATGCGATAAAGGGGTTTATGGCGCAGAACAGGCGCAAGGCTTCGTATGTGGCTCGTATGGCTGACAATCCTATGGCTGGCATGTATTCTAAATATGCGAATGCGATAGCGGATTATATACGTGACAATGCTAATAGCGATCATTTTGAGACGCAGCAGGATGGGGATATGTTGGTGTGCGGGTATGGTGCTATTGAGACTGCTATGACGTTTGGTGATGGGTTATCGAGTACAAATCCTAATGGTGAGATTATACAGGGTAGGATAGAGCCTAATTTGGTTGGCTGGGATCCGCAGGCGCGTCATATAAATTTATTGGATGCGCGGTGGGTGTATTATCCGAGGCAGTATAGTGTTGAGGATGCTATTGCTATGTTTAGTGATAGCACGGAAGATGACTTTGAGAAGCTGGGTGATGAGCAGGCGGATGATTATGATTATAATCCGCGTGGTGGTATATACGATAAAATATCTGTTGGTTATGAGTATTGCGATGCTGAGAAGACGATGGTTAATGTCTATTTTTATCAGTGGGTTGAGGTTGTGGATCATTACCGTGCGCAAAACCCTCTATTCACGTTGACTAACCCGCAGGCTGTGCAGTTGGTTCAGATGAATTTGGATATGATAGCGCAGGATGTGGAGGAGTTTGACTCACGCGCCGAGTTGCTGGACTTTGATGCTTCTACAAAGTCTAAGTTGGAGGAGATGCTTGGTGAGTATATTCAGCCAATGCCGTACAAGAAAAAAGTGTATTACACGGCTGTGGTGTCTGGCGATAAGTGCTTTAATCGGTACAAGTCGCTATCTCAGCATGGCTTTAGCATAAAATTTAAGACATCTGGTGACTTTGATGAGCGGCGCAAAATATGGACTGGTGTAGTTAATTCTTTGAAAGAGCCAACGTTATATTATAACAAGGCTTTGACTGAGCTTATGTTTATAATTGGCACAAACTCAAAGGGCGGTGTTCTGATTGAGAAGGGTGCTGTTGAGGATATAGGGGAGTTTGAGGCCAAGTATGCTAAGACGGATGGGGTTGTGGAGGTAAATGAAGGCGCATTGAGTGCTGGTAAGATACAGCCAAAAGCGCAGCCTCAACAGCCTACTGGGTATGAGCAGATAATTTCTATGGCTGATAGTGCTATTGGGGATGTGTCTGGGATAGATCGAACGTTTTTGGGGTCAAGTGAGAATAAACAAGAGACGGCCTTGTTGCAGCGTCGTAGGTTGCGGCAGATTACGGCTTCTTTGGCTTGTTATATGGATGCAGTGACTTTGTATCAAAAAGAGGTTGCAAAGTTGCTGCTTGACTATATTCGCATATTTGCTGAGAACAATCATGGTATGCTTTTGCCATTGATAGGTGAGGATGGCCGTAGGCAGTTTGTGCCATTAGCTAGTGATAAAATAGCTGGTGAGTATGATGTATCTATTGAGGAGGCTCCTCAAACGCCAGATGAGAAACTAGAGTTTGCGCAGGTTTTGACAGGCTTAGGTGATAAGTTATTGGCGGCTGGTGATCCGACTGGCAAGATGATATATGGTGTTGCTTTGAAATATATGCCGATTGATGAGGAAGATAAACTTAAAGTGCAGCAGATGTTAAACCCGCAGCAGCAAGAGATTGATCCAAATTATGTCAAGCAGCTTGAGGCACAATTGCAGGCTGTCCAAAACGAGGCATCGCAAGCAACGATACAAAAGTTGCTATCAGAGGTTAATGTCAATAAAGCAAAAATTGACCAGATCAGAGTGCAGATGCAAAAAGATGCGGCCTTGACAACAAAAACGCTTGAGGAGACTCAACAATTAGAGGCTGAGACGCATTTAATGCAAAATGCGGATGTGGTTAGAACTAATATCAATGTTTAACAACCTAAGGGGATAAATATGACTGAAGAACTTGTTGACGGACTTACGGAACAGGAAAAAGAGATTGCGCGTTTGGAGGCTGAGCTTGCGGCTGCTGATGCGCCTGTTGAGGATGAGAAGGTTGAGGAAGAAATTGCGCCTGTAGAAGATGAGGCAGAAGAAACTGAGGTTGTGGAGACGGGTGCGGATGACAAAGAGCCAGCTAAAGATGACCATGCTGCTTGGGCTAGGTTGCGCCGTGAGAAGGCGGAGGAAAAGCGCAGGGCTGATGAGCTTAATGCGAGACTTGTTGCACTTGAGGCTGCTAAATTACAAAAGCCAGATGATACTAAGAAAGAGGATGAAGCACCTGACCCTGATGAGGATATGGCTGGGTATTTGCTTTATCAGGATAAAAAGAACAAGGAAACAATCACTGAGCTTAAACGCAAATTAGAGCTTAGAGAGCAACAAGATCAATTAGCGCAGCAACGCCAACAAGCTATTCAGAATTTTGGGCATATTATTTCTGAGTTTAAGGAAAAGAAAGCACCAGACTTTGATGCGGCGGCTCAGGTTGTTGAGTCAGAGTTACATAAGGCTATTCGCTTGCAAAACCCACTTATGCACCAATCTAAAGTGAAGGAGATGGTGGCGTCTGAGATATTGCGCATTGCTAATCAATTTGCTGCTAATGGGTTAAATCCTGCTGAGGAGTTCTATTCTTTGGCGCATGAGATAGGATATAAGAAACAAGTGGCGCAACCACAGCAGGCAGATGTTAAGCCTGTAGCAAAACAAAAGACGCTGACTGAGATTGAAAAGGTGCGCAAGCGTGCTGCAACTGGGCTTAACGCTGGGGGAGCTACAGGATCGCAATCTATTGGTGTTGATATATTGCAGGGTATTACTATTGCTGACTTTGCAAAACTAACACCATCTCAGATAAGAGAGTTAGAAGCTCAAATGTAAATATATACTTGACAGACGAGGTGATGGGGCGTTATCATAATAACGCCCTATTGTGTTCGCTCACTTTAAAAAGCTGTAAAGGGTCGCGCACTCGTAAGTGCCTGCTGTCAAAACGGGTCGTGTCCGTATAAACCACAGGCCAACCAGAGGCTTACAAATTCTGTGTCATGACGGTTGTTTGATAAAATTTTAATCATTCAACAAAGGAGTATGGCACAATGTCAGCTACATCAATGCTAACTGGTAATGCACTTACCGTAAAACTATGGGAAATGAAGGCGTGGGTTCAAGCGAGCCGCATGTCTTATTTTGGTAAAATGGTCTCTGACGGTTCGGTATATATGCCGAGCGAATTTAAAGGCCGCGACAATAAAGGCGATACTGTAACTTTTTCTTACGCTGGTAAAATGACTGGTGTTCCAAAAGGTGAGGGTGGCACGCTTGATGGTAATGAGCAAGCAATGGACTTGCAGTCTCATTCTATGGTTATCAATGAAAGCCGTGATGCTGTATTGATCCCAAACTCTGGTATTGAGCCACAGCGCACTAAGGTAAACATGGAGCAAGTTGTAAATGAGCTTTTGCCGTTACGCGCAATGGAGCTTATGGACGCCTCTGCATTTAACCAGCTTGCAGGTGTTAATCCAACATCATTTACGATTGATGGCGCAACGTATGCAAGCACAGCGGATAAACTTCACGTACAAGGTCACAACTCTATTGTTGCACCAACCACTGACCGTATTATACGGGCTGCTGGTGCTGCAACTGACCAAGCATTGACAAGTGCTGATACTATGACTTTGCAGCTTATTGACTACGCTATGGAAAAAAATGACCTATCTAACCAGCCTATTGCGCCTGCTAATGATGGTTATTTCCATTTGTATATTTCACCTGCTGATGCTGTAAACTTAAAGCATGACGCTGGTTCTGCAATTACATGGTACAACAACCAGCTTGCAAATATTCAAGGTGGTAAAGAAGATCAATTATCCAATCGTTTGATGGATCGTAAAATCTTCTTGGGTACGTATGCAAATGTCAAAATCTGGCAAGCCCCACGGGTTGCTTTCGGCGCAAACAGTTCAACATCTGCGGTTATTACTACGGTTCGCCGCAATGTGTTGGTAGGTAAAGATGCTTTGTCTTTTGCCTCTCCATACGGTGGTCGCCCAAGTGATGATGATGTTCCTTTGAAAATCGTAAATCAATTAAAAGATTACGGTAAATATAAAGGTATTGGGTTTGAGTTGCTTTACGGAATTAAGAAAATGTCACCATCTAATAAAGATGACACTGGCGTTATCGTAATTGGCACGTATGCGGCTGCTCACTCTTAATTTTTAACCTAAGGAGATAAACCATGACTACACCTTCAGTAGTGCCAACGCAATACAGCGGCACATATCTAGACTTTCTAAAGGCAAAATGTGACCGTGATGGCTGCGTTCGCCTTGTGCAAGGAACTGTTTCTGTGCCTTCTGGTACGGCGGCAGATGCTTATGTTGGACTTGTTCCTTTTAATAAAGGCGCAAGATTTCATATTACCGATAAATCAATACACTGCGGCGACTTCGGCGCAGGAACGACAACTGTAAACGTTGGTTATGTATATGATGATAACGTCACGTACACAAACGACGTGGATGCTTGGGTATCATTGTCAACGGCTGCACAATCTGGTGGGTTTGCCTCCCCTGATGAAAAAGAAGGCTTGAGCTTTGTAGCAGAAGCAAATGGTTGGCTTGCGGTTCAGTTAAAAACTGCTGCTGCAGATGCCACGGCATCTATTACATTCCAAGTTGGCGTAGCTTACGACAGCTAAGGTATAAGCACATGGCGACATTCGGAGAGTTAAAAACCAAAATTCAAAAGCGGTTGCAAGACGCGCTAGGAACTGCGGTTGCTACTTCGGATGTCGCTGATGCTATTAACACTGCTGTTCGTTATTGGAAACGGCAAAAATTTTGGTTTAATGAATCAAGTGAAACAATAAATTTGACTACTGGCAATCCGCTTATTTCTGGTATTCCTGATGATTTTCAATTTGAATTATCTGAAAATGGATTTGTGATTGAAAAAAGTCAATTACGTTACCCTTTAAAAAAAGTGCCGATTGTTCAATATGACATTGAGGACATTGAGGGCAGCGGAATACCTTGTATTTATACATGGAAAGCAGGGTCATTTTATGTGTATCCGTATCCTCAAGAAGATTACGATATGGTTATGCATTATATTAAAGATTATGACGATATGGCTGCGGATAGTGACACTAATGATTTCACAATTAACGCAGATCAAATGATTATGTATGAGGCTTTATCTAGGTTGCATGGAGAATTGCGGCAAGATGAAAAGATGGAAGCGTATTACAGCGCACGAGCGCAAAATGAGTTTTCGCATTTGTCGTCTTTTGGAAGGCGCAAAAGTGGAAGTGGGCAACTAACAATCGAAACAATTCTTTGAAAGGAGATATACAATGCCTGTAATGACTTTAGGTGACGCAAATAGACTTTATGCTGGGCGCAGAGGTACATTTACGTGTAACGGCACTTCATCTGTGACTGTGACAAACAACAAAATTACACCAAATTCCGTTGTTGTGATTACTTTGAAAACAGTAGGCGGTACAGTTGGTGCCGTTCCTTCTGTCAAAACAATAACGGCTGGGACTGGCTTTACGGTATCTGGAACGGCTAGTGATACTAGTGTGTATAATTATGTAATCTTGGGGTAACTATGGATTATGTGGCAACCGATAGTTTGAATGGTAACAAATGGTTCTATTCAGATGGTTGGTATTATCAAAAATCTGGGGATGTAGTTGTGTCAAGATTATCGGCCAAAAACTTCCCCGATCCTTTTGATGTGTGGGATAAAAAGGTTGCGGCCACAAGTAGGGTGGTATCGCGTGATTTAACCACACAAGAGCGCGAAGCATTAAAGCCTCGCAAGTATGTATTTGACATTTGGGAGCATCGTAATGCCAACCTTAACAACGAATTATAGCTTAAATAAGCCACTTGTCGCTGATGCGATTGATGAGGATTTGTGGGGAGGTTATATAAACGATAACTTTGACTCTCTGGATAGCTTGATTAAAGATGTTGATGATGTGACGTATTATGTCACTGCCGCAAAGTCGGCAAACTATACGGTTTTGACAAGTGATAGAAACAAGGTTTTGTTGGTTGATGCAACGGCGGGTAATATCACTATAACCCTTCCCGCTTCTGCCACCGCCACAAGCGGGTATGAAATAACTGTTAAGAAAATTGATAGCAGCACAAACACGGTAACGATTGATGGCGATGCAAGCGAAACGATTGATGGAAGCACTACTTATGTTTTGAGAAATCAGTATGATGTTGCTGTTTTGATTGCTGATGCAACGAATTGGAGCATTAAGTCAAAGATTGAGCCAGCGGCTTTGGGTTCTGGCGTTAAGGCTTACCAATCATCCACGACTTCAACTTTATCGGTTGCTTCTTGGGTAGCTATAGGGATGGATGCTGAGGATTACGATGATAACACTTATCACGATACATCATCCAATAACTCTCGCCTTACGTTTAATTTTACAGGGCGCGTTCATATTACGGGGCAGATAGTTATCCCGAATACGAATAATGGTATTTTTGGCGTTAAAATCCGAAAAAATGGCTTTACTGATGTGGCTGTTCATTCTGTAAGTTTATCTTCTGCATCACAGCCAACCTTGCAAGTCAGTGGTGACTTCTCCGTAACGTCTGGGGATTATTTTGAATTGTACGCTTACAATGGTTCTGCGCCTTCTGTCAATTCAACCACTGGCATAGGCAATACGTTTATTTCCGCATTTAGAACAAAGTGATAATTTATGTCAACAACCGTATCTGAGATTGTGCCTTTAAAATGCACCGCTGGCATTGAGCCAGATACGGACATGACAAGCCTTGCCACGGAACATTACACATGGAGTGAAAATATCCGTTTTGTTGATGGTAAGCCTGAGAAAATAGGCGGCTACACGCTGCAAGAGTTTAATGGCGATACGCTTTCTGGTGTATGCAGGTCTATATTTTCCACCACGTTTTCCAACCGTGTTCAGACTGTATTCGGTACTCATAAAAAAGTTTACAATTCTTATGGCGGATCTTTGGTAAACATAACGCCATTTAAGGATACAAGTGTTGCCGCTGCAAATTCACTCGCCACGCTTTACGGTACTCTTGGCTCTGACCCTATATCTGTGACGCTTGATAGCAAAGTAGTTAGAATTACTGATTCAAATTATGCAAAATTCCGTGTTGGTGATATTGTGACGCTTTCTGGTGCAACGACAACTGGCGGTATTTTAAACACCACGCTTAATTCTGCGCACACTATAAGAACAATAGGAACTGGGTATTATGAGTTTTCCGTATCTACAGCAGCAACAAGTACGGCTACAGGTGGTGGGGCTTCTGTGGTTCGCTCTTGTGGAATTATCACGCTAACTAAGGCAAGCCATACGCTATTAGATGGCGATAGGGTATCAATATCTGGCGCAACAGACACAGGCGGCATTTTAGCGGCAACGATCAATGTTGAGCATATTATACGGAATGTTGCAACCAATACTTTTGATGTTGTAACGACTGGAACAGCAACAAGCAGCGTATCATCATCTGGCGGCGCAAGCACGGTATATTTCCCCCCCATTGATAATGGTAACGAGAATGAGACTTTCGGTCAGGGCTACGGAATGGGGTTATATGGTGCGGGGTTATATGGCACTGCGCTTATATCAAATTCTGGTAAAAAATTACCAACAATATGGTTTTTTGATAAGTATGGCGATTACATAATTATGAACAGGGGTAATGGCACGCCTATATATCAATGGGGAGGCTCTACTAGTGCAGCCCCTACGGTTGTAGCGAATGCGCCTGATGATGTAAATTATGCGTTTGTGTCAGATAATATTTTAGTCACATTTGGCGCAGGAGCGGTTCTAAACAAGATATTTTCATCCGCGCAAGGTGATATTACAAACTGGACTGCAAGCTCAACAAATGCTGTTTTTGAAGATAATATTGAAGGCGCAGGGCGTTTAATGTCTCATGCAAACGCCAATGGAACAAACATTATATTTACAGAGCAACGATGCTATACAATGCGCTTTGTTGGGGCGCAGGCTGGTGTCTGGCAAATTAAGCCATTAGAGCCTATAGGGATTATATCGCCTATGGCGCGTGTTGTTGTTCAGGGTACTGTATTTTGGATGGGTAATGATAATTTTTATATGTGGCGCGGCGGTGGTGTTGAGGTTATACCGTCAAATTCTGGCGCACAGGCAACAATGCTTCGGTATGTGTTTGATAATATAAATTTTGGACAAAAAAATAAATTTTTTGCTTGGTATAATAAGAAATTTCGCGAGGTTTGGTTTCATTATGCGGAAGATGGAGAAACAGAGCCTAATAGAGTTGCTATTGTAAATCTTAATGATTATTCTTGGTATCCGCTTGATTTAACGCGTACTGCCGCAGAATATCCAGAGATTAACTTATCATTGCCGCGTCTATCAGATGAAAATGCTCTAATTTATAAGCACGAGACAACCAAAGATGCTAATGGTGTGTCTATGCCGTGGTCTTTGCAATTTAACACCCGCAAACAAGGCGGTAAACGTGTTGTTGGTGTTGTTGGAATTATTCCAGATAGTATTCAAAGCGGAGATATTTCTATTAACGTGAAAGGAAAGCAATGGCCTCAATCCACCGCTTTCACTTGCAATAATGATTATACTTGCACCAGAACACAAGAGCGCATACCAACATCAATAAGTGGCAGATTTTACCAATATACATTATCTGGCAATGCTTTGGGGCAAAATTGGGTTATGGGTGAATGGCACGAGGAAGTGCAGCTACAGGGAAATAATTGATGGAAAAATACCGCAGATTATTGACTGAGACAAATGCAGACATGGCAGAAACGTTACGGGATATTATTCGTAAGCGTGAAGAAGATGTTGATTTGTCAGATGCATCGCAGCGTTATGGTTATTCAAGCGTGGTTTTACCATCAACGGCGTTTAATCCACATGGCGGAGCAAGTGATCCTGATTTTGATACAACAAACGGCGGGTTTTTGTTTGATGCGGCCTCTACGGAATTAGTATTCTTTTCCTTTAAATTTCCAGATGGATATGTTGAAGGCGAAAACTTTAATATTCATGTTTTTTGGCAAAAAACCACAAGTGCAAGCGGTAATGTTTTATGGCAATTAGATTATAAACAAATAAAGCTAGGCGAGGTAATGCCATCATCTTTTACTACATTGCAAGTAAGTACGGTTAATTCATTAGTTACTGATGATAATACGGCGGACAGAAATCTTGTTTCTAGTTTTGCTGCAATTGACGGAGATGATTATCATGTAACTGATGGTATGATGATGAAATTGTCAAGAATAGGTGGAGATGTTTTAGATACTTACGGTGCGGATGTAAGGTTGCTTGGAATTGTTATTTCGTGCCCTGTTGATACGTATAAAACAACATCACAATTTGTAAAATAGTTTTTTGCAAAACGGTAATTATATACTATATTAGGAATGAGGTCAAAATGGGTTTTTTTAGTAGTTTAACAGGAGCGCAAAAGACTAAAACACCTGCAACGGGTTTTTACTCGCTGCCTAAAAACGCGCAGGGTGCATTTAACCAGCTTGTAAATGATGCTACGCAGCTTTCACAAAATACGTCACTTTTCAAACCTGCTGATTTTACGCAAGCTCAGACATCTGCCTTTGATTTAGCGGCGCAAGCCGCGAATCCTACAGCACAAAGTGTTTCAAATGTTGTGTCTCCATATTTAAATCCATATATCGGTAGTGTTATTGACGAAGTAAATAGGCAGGCGCAAGGTGAAAATAGTATATTACAGCAAAACATTAGCGCGGCGGGTCAATTAGGGTCTAATAGGCAATTTTTAGGTGCAAATGATATTGATCTATCACGCATGGAAAAAATAGGCTCTATTATGTCTGGGCAGTACAATACTGCTCTAGGAACTGGCCTTAACCAACAGCAACAAGCTATTCAAAATTTGCTGCAAACTGGCGGGATGCAACAAGCGCAAAACCAGCAAATACAGCAAGCACCATTAACTGCCAATGATTGGTTATCTGGTGTTATGAGCGCATATCCTACTGGTGCATTTCTTAATTCCGCGCCCGCTGGATCAGTAAAAACAAGTGGTGGTATTGGTGGATTGTTAAATACTGCGGGGACTATTGCTTCTATTCGTGCTGCGTCAGACCAGCGATTAAAAGAAAACATTGAGTATGTGGGTGCGCAAAACGGTCATAATATTTATGAGTTTTCTTATAAGGACATGCCAAGCAAGCGTTATCGTGGCGTGATGGCACAAGAAGTATTAGAAACGCATCCAGAAGCTATTTATGAAAAAGACGGCTTTTTGTCTGTTGATTATGGCAAAATTGGTGTAAATTTTGATGAGGTGCGTCATGGCGTTATTTGATGCACTTGCTAATATGTTTTCGGGCAATCCTACGTCCACGCAGTTATCTAGCGGGGAATCCATAAATTGGAATGCACCACAAGATTCCTTTCTTGCGCCTTTGGCTAATTTCGTGCGCCCAGCATCACGCGCACTTGATACCTTTAATCGTGTACTTACTAACTCAGACCCTAATCAGGCGCAGCCTTTGGGTGGGGATAATATGTTTACAAGCCTTGCGAACTCTGTTGATAGAATGCAGACACCCACATCCTCAAATGCAATGCGTCATTTATCCGCTTTGGCTGGAGCAGCACCACAACTTTACGCCGCGCAGTACGGGCAAGCATTAGGTGGGCTGGCTGATCCTGATAGAGCCTTGAATACGCAGCTTAAACAACGGCAATTAGAAGCATTGGCGCAACCAGAGCAAAAAGATTTTGACATAAAGCAAACTGCACAAAAAGCTATGGTAAAGCATTATTTAGGTGGTGAACTTGATGATTATGATAAGGCTAGTTTGCAGGCATTATCTGCAATGGAAGGGAATAAAACTTCCTATGAGCCTGATAGAATGGGGCGCGTAATGGCTATCACTCAAAGCAATCCATATGATAATTTCCTTAAAGGTTTATCCGCTCCACAAGGACAAGGATTACCACAAGACAGTATTGATTACACTGCCCTTGCTGGTGATGTTCCGCAATCTCAAGGTGCTAGTCAATTTAATGATAACATATCTTTCGGTGATGAAAATGATCCAATGATGGTTGCTAATCGTCAAGCGGCTGCAAAAAGAGCGACTGATTTAGGGTACGGCGCGTTAGCAACTACACCAAATGTTAATATTGGAAGTGCTTTGCCTGTTGTTTCTGGTGTTGACACAGCATCACCACTTTATGAATCAACAGTCACAGAAGAAGCTGCAAAGTCCGCTGTAAGCGCAACTGAGCCACAAACTGACCTTGCAAAATTACAAGCCGATGAATTAGCTGGTCGTGTCCCTAGCGGGTCGGTTGAAACTAAAGAAAACGAAGCCGAGGCGAAGTTAAAGGAAACTGTAGCTTCGACCATATCAAAAGAACTTGATAATGCCGAGAAAAAAAGAAAAGAAGATGATAAAAAGGCAGCAAAGGCAAAAATAACATCACAAATAAGTGAAATGTTAGGTTTGTATGGTAACTTAAAAGAAATGGGCGGTATAACAAGCCAAGATCAAACAACAAAAGAGAATGTTATGGCATCTGCTGGTGCGTCTGACATAGGTAGAGCTGTTAATAAATTTATAGGAACACAAGCGGAAACTATAAGGTCACAATTAGGTGAATTTGCAAAAGCAAATTTAATTCCAGCCATACGATTGGCAACTGAAACGGGCGTTACAAGTATAAACACCGAAAGAGAACTGCAATTCTATGCAAATGCGGCTGGTGATGTAACAAGGTCGTACGAAGCAAATATTGCAGCATTGCAATTATTAAATGATAATATTGGACTTGGTTCTGAAAAATTTGCTGACCCTAAATATGTTGAACAATTAAAAAAAGAAGCACAAAAAAGCATTAAACAAGCTGAATCATTAAAAGGAAAAAAAGCAGCTAAAGATTTGAGTGATGATGAGTTAAAAAGGATGCTTTTAAATGACTGACATTGAAAAAGCCCGTCAAAAAATGCGCTCATCGTATGAATCTGGTGATACGGAAATGGCGAAGCGTTGGGCAAAGTTTATTGATGACCAAGAGTCAGTATCGCCACAAGGCTTTCAAACAAACACCATCATGGGCGATCTCGGGCAAAGCATGTATGACAGAGGCAAGCGCGTATTTGAAACGTATCCGCAAGCAGTGGCACAAGGTAAAGAAACACAATTTGAAAACATTGTAAAAAGCGTTGGTGAGGGCTTTGGTGGTGCTGGTGATATTGGGTATGCAGGGTTAAGGGCAGCTGATTATGCCTTAGGCGGCGTGCCTAGTGCATTAGCTGGTGGTGCAGCTAATTTAGCGTTGGAGAATTTACCTGCTTATGACCCAACAGGGCAGGATAGAAATTTAAAGCAAATGCTTGGCGAGGAAGCGCAAACGGTTGGTCAAGCTGCTGGTGATTGGGCTAAGAAAAACCCTCGTACCGCTGGCCTTGTTGGTGCTGGGCTTAATATTGTAGGCGGCCTTGCGTTACCTACAGCTTCAAAAATAACTGGTAACGTTTTGGAGGCAAGCGGGGAGGCGGTTAGTCAAGCGGCAAAAAAACAAGAGCTTGATAAGATTGTTGAGATAATCCGCGAGCCTGTGACTGGAACAAAAAATAAAAAGGCTCTTGAGTTAGGGCGGCGCACAAAAGAAAAAGGCGTTATTATAAAGCGCGATGTTGTAGAGCCAACAAAAGATGAGATAGAGATAGCCGAAACAGTAAGCAAAATACCTAATTTTGGCGGTTCTAATCGTAAAATGCAGAATAGAATAACGGGTTATAATCGTGAAACTGCAATTCAGTTAAAAGACGCAATTGCCAAAAACAATGTCCCTGTTGCGCCTCAAAAACTGGAATTACAATTAAAATCTGCAATTGAAAAATTAAGAGATGAGGATTTTCTTGTTGGTGATACCGAACAGTATGCCAATAAAATGGCTCGAAAAGCTCAGAAAATATTTAAAGAAAATAAAGATTTTTCTGCATCTGGCGTATTTGAAACACGTAAGCAACTTGATAATTGGATTAAGAAGCAAGAAGACTTATTTAATCCTAATGGCGATACGACAAAAGCAAAGAAAAAGGCTGCGCTAGATATGCGACGTTCAATGAATAACTTGGTCGCAGACTTAATGCCAGATGACGCTGAATTTAAGTCAAGCCTTAGAGATCAGGCTAACCTTTACACTGCTGAGCGGTCTTTAATACAAAAAGCTAATATTGAAAAAAAATCAGATGCTTATTACAATACAATATTAGGTAAAATACCAAAGAAAATTGATTCAAAGGTTGCGCTGGGGACTGCTGCGGGATTAGGTTCTGCCTATAGCATTGGCGCATTATCAACATTAGCACCATTGGCTATGGTTGGCGGTACATTGTACTACGGTGGCAAAGCTCTTGGCTCTGTGCAAGCAAAAAAAT